AAAACGGCTGGATTGGCTAGTATCTCCGAACTGTGATACCCAGCCTCGCCATTAATAACCTCTTTGCCATCAATCAGCCATTTCCCATTTATCCCATCGCTATCCAGCATTTGATACGGTAGTCAAGCATCGGCACAAGGGGGGCCGAACTGCGGGCTACAGCAACCTCACGGCGGCGGGGAACACGAACATAATTACGGGGCATACCCATGTTCTCTGTGCTAGTCCGATTAGTAATTATCAGGGAACATGGTGGGGTATTCAGACCGGATGCCTAGCCGACCCAATGAGTCCAACCTTTGAGTATTGTGAGGATGGCCCTAAAGACTGGCGTAGCGGATTTGTAATGCTGTCATTCGATCAGGGCCGGATGCTAATGCCTGAGCTTATTATGGTGACCGATGAGCAAAATGGTGAGTTTGAGTTTCGCGGGTGTATAAACAAGGTATAAAAATGACAACTATTGTGGGCGATTGGAGTCGCAAAATACTTGTTTCAGATAGCCAGTTTTCGGATGACGATACTGGCATCAAATACTTTGACGAAAAGATAGTCAAGATTGATGGCGGTTGGCTCGGCGTTGCTGGAAACTGGTGCGATGCAGAGAAGGTAGTTGATTACCTTAATAAAAAAACCAAAACAAAGCCCAAATTAAAAGCCGATAGCTCATTCATTAAACTTACAAGCGATGGCTTATTTTATTGCGGCGATGACTTAGAATGGGAGCGAGCCAAAACATTTATGGCGATTGGTAGCGGCGCAATGGCTGCCGAGGTTTGTATGAGAATGGGGCTAAGTGCCGAAGAATCAGTCAAATGGGCTTGCAATGTGGATTTAAAAAGCCATGAGCCTATTCAAGTTTATGAATTAAAGCCAAATAGCTAATTTTCCGTAAATATATAAAACTATTCCTGAGAAATAGAGGGCCACAGCAACAATCTCAACTGTGAAAAGAGCCATGTCATCTTGCTCATAGCCTTTATAAGCCCACATTGCCGATCCAATGCAACCTATAAGTATATTTAATGGATAGATATTGATACTTGTAAGTAATATTCCAAGCAAGCAAAGTAAAGTACCAATCCATTTAAACATCTTTTATCCTTAAAATGAGTTATTAAAGAGTCCTTAAATAACTTAAAGCCTTATTAATGAGTTATTTAATATGTTTATTCTCTATACATGTTTTTCTGATATGTACAGAATCTGCCATTTTGTAGACACGTTAGGTATCTATTTACCATTTCGTTGACAAATATGGCCTGTTTGCGGTTCTATTTACCATTTCGTTGACAATTATTTTTTCTTACAGACTTTCCCGATCACGCACTTTTTCCTATTTTTGCACACTTTTTCTTACATTCTTCCCGTTCGGGAAACTTTTTTATACAACACTTCTGTTGTTTTTCCCAGTTACAGCGATTACTTTGTTATTGCTGGGAAATTTACTTGGTTATTGGTTCTAACATAGTAGTAAGTTAAAGCAAAAAAAGTGTGTTAAACCATTGATTTAACACGCTAACTTTTACAAACATAGGACATTACTTGTCCGAAATTTGTATATCTTTTTAAGATAAAATTCCAATAATTATGGCAACGGCTAAAGTCACTACATACAATGTATTAGCCCAAAATTTCCTACGGGCCTCTTTATTGTCACCAATAAACCAGCCTTGAATTGCAATCATGTCGTAATCTTGCTCTACATAATATGGCTTTTGGTAATACTTGCCGATCTCAACTTTGCCTGTGTTATAGGGTACATTCATTTAGTTTTGCCTCCAGTAAATAAACTAGGTAATTTTCTAAACTCATCAATACGATGCTGCATTGGATGAGGTGCTGGAATGTATGGTTTTATTACTCTTTTTTCAATCACGGGGGTTTTTTTCATATTACAAATCCAGTTCTTAAATAGTTAACACTAAAAACAACAGCTAAAATAATGATTGCCATTAAACCGCCTTGCATAAATTGTTTCATTTCTTTCTCCTTGTGTTGATATGTATAACTGTACCACAATCAAACACAATAAAACACTTATTTAGTAGGTGTTTTCCCTAAGTATTGATCCAAAATGTGATTAATTTGACCGCAAAGCGTTCTACATTGCTTATTTGCTAGATCTTTTATCTCTTTGTGCATCTTTTCTGTAATGCGTAAAGTAATGAATTTAGTCTTGTTTTCCATAATTACCCTTGATTAGTTTGTTTTGAGCATCTAAAGCACCGAAACCGATAATAACACTATAACCCACGCTTTCAAGGTATTGAATCCAATCCTTTTGATCTGGGCTTAATTTGCCACCCTTAACCCGTTTCATTTCGATGTAAAGCCGCCAGGCTGGGATACAAAGGTCGGGAACTCCCCTAGATTGCCCAGTTGCTTTCATTTTGACGGCTACAGCGATGTGACGCGCCCCGCCATTGGGTACAGAATATATTTTGACATCGGGATAGGTGCGCTTAAACCATTGCACGAAATAGGTCTGCTCCTGATCTTCTGATGGGATTGGCTCTGTCAAAACCTAATCTCCATTTCCCAGCTTTCACATACATCAACTGAGTCGCAAAATTCTTGCGGCGGGATAGAGCGAAACTGCCTGCACTCACCATTAGGTAAATAGCTTTCACAGGTGTGGCAGCACTTAGGCGGCTTAGTCTGTCTCCAATCGATTACAAATTGCGGCTCTTTATGTTTCATTCCACTCCCTTTTGGTTACTTGATTATATTTGCCATTCTTTTTGTACTCAATCAAGCTAGGCGGGGTTGATTGATTCATTGAATCAATGATTTGATATAGATCGTTTGAGATAACGGCCTTGCTCTTATTGGCTATCTCGCCCAATGTGCGAACAGCCTTAGCCCCAGCCCATCCCTCATGGGTAACGGTTAGATACTCGGTAATCGGCGGGTCGCTCAAAGCCCCATAATAATCAATTCGGAGCATCCGCTTACCGCTTGCCCTGCTAATATGCTCTTTCCATTGCCAAGATGTAATCTCCATCTCTGTACCAGCCAAACCCATAATATCGTCATTGTGCAGCTTTAATTTTTTAGGCTCTGGCTCTGGGAACGGCGTATTGCAAGCAGGGCAAACCTTTGCGCTGATATGGCATAGCTCAAGGCAGTTATCGCATACCTTGACTGGGGCTTCACCATTGCCTTTGGTTTCTTTTGATTGGTGCTGAATATTGGTAATTGGCCCATGCATTTTGACTACTCCGGCAAAGTCAAGCACTAAGCAATGATCGGTGTGATCTTTGACCCGCAAACCCCTGCCCGCCATTTGCACATAAAGCCCTGCGCTCATCGTTGGTCTTAGCATAGCGATTAGGTCAATATTAGGCGCATCAAAGCCTGTAGTCAGCACATTAGCGTTAGTCAAAGCCCGAATCCTCCCAGCTTTAAAATCTTCTAATAATTGCTCTCTCTGCGCTTTAGGCGTTTCGCCTGTAATGGCGTACGCATTAACGCCATGCGTTACTAATGTTTGCGCTATGTCGTGGGCGTGTTTAACCCCAGCGCAAAAGAAAAGCCAAGATTGGCGATTGCCAGCTAAGCTAATAACCTCTCGCACGATGCTTTCATTTTTGTCTTTGGTGTTTACTTTAGCCTGCAACTCAGAGTCAATAAACTCACCACCTCTTTTGTGGACTCCATCTACCTCTAATTGCGCTTTGGTGAGCTTTGATTGCAACTTGGCTAGATAGCCCTTAGTAATCAACTCCTCGATGCTGGTAGGCTCTATAAGGGCATCAAAGATTGCTGGTTTATCGGTGATTAAGCCGTGACCCAAGCGAAATGGGCTGGCAGTTAAACCAACAACTCGCAGGCTTGGGTTTATGGCAATCAACTGGGATATTAAAGTGCGATACCCACCCTCTGCTTTGTGGCTCACAAGGTGAGCCTCATCTATGATAATGAGGTCAATATGACCAATCAAAGCTGACTTATTGCGGATCGACTGAATACCAGCAAAGGTAATTTGATTGAGGTCTTTAGTGCCAATGCTTGCGCTATAAATACCTAAAGGCGCGTCAGGCCAATGCAGGCGCATTTTCTCTGCGTTTTGTTCTATTAATTCTTTCTGATGGGTCAACATCAATATACGAGTATCAGGGTAATTAGCTAGTGCATCTTTGCATAACGCAGCAATGATATGGCTTTTCCCTGATCCAGTAGGCAGCACTAGGCAGGGATTACCCTTACTATTGGAATTAAACCATTGATAGAGTTGGTCTATAGTGCGTTGTTGATAGGGTCTTAGCACTTTAATCTTTCATGTAAGATTTTCCAGGCGTTTGCTGCACAAAGTGGCACTTGTCCATTTCCAATGGCTTTAAGTCTGTCCACCCTTGAGGCCACCCCATCAACCATTCGTAAAGGTTCGGGTTGATCGAATGAGGAATGTGAGTTCCATTCTTCAATGCGTTTTTGTATGCCCCCGATCCCCCGCAATTCCCCCCCCCAGATGGTGTCGTTGGAGTGGGCCACAATCCAGATTCTTTCCCTTCTATGTTTTGCGCCAACTTGGGCTGCGGATAACACTCCCCATTCCGCATCGAACCCCATCGAGGCCAAGTCCCCAAGAACTGTTCCGATTCCTCGCCTAGTAAGCATTGGGGAGTTTTCCACATAAACATATTTGGGTCGTACTTCGCCAATAATTCTTGCCATTTCTTTCCACATTCCTGACCGCTTTCCGTCAATTCCCGCTCCTTTTCCTGCGGCAGATATGTCTTGGCATGGAAAACCGCCAGATACGACATCAACAATTCCTTTCCAAGGTTTTCCGTCAAAGGTTTGAACATCATCCCAGATCGGGAAACTTTCGAGAAGTCCGTCATTTTGTCGGGCGCACAGTACGCTTGCTGGGTATGCTTCCCACTCGACAGCGCAGACTGTTCTCCATCCAAGGAGATGTCCCCCAAGTATTCCTCCACCAGCACCTGCGAAAAGAGCCAACTCATTCATTTATCTCCCCTATTATTTTTGCCCCAAACTCTTTCCGAATCTCATCAACCCTAGCATCACCCAAAACGGCTGGATTGGCTAGTATCTCCGAACTGTGATACCCAGCCTCGCCATTAATAACCTCTTTGCCATCAATCAGCCATTTCCCATTTATCCCATCGCTATCCAGCATTTGATACGGTA